TTTAGCTCCGGCGACATTTGCAACATCCGATGAGGATTCATCGCCGAAAGTCCAGCCAGATCACATTATCAGACTGCGAATTTTCGATCGTCTGATAGAGACACCTCTTTAGCGGGTGGCTCTAGGGGGGGGAGATCAAGAGCTTGGCGCACGATATTTTTGTCTTTAAAAGATGCTTTTTCATAGGCCTTAACAACCTCCATAGATTCCAGAGATAAGACAGGCTGTGATAATAACTTCTTTGAGAAACAATCCTGAAACAAATAGTTAGCATCTACCTCTAAAACTTCTAACAGTTTGTATAAAATAGGCTCTTTAGGATGGCTAATTTCGTTTTCGTAATTTCCAATAGCGGCACCAGTGACACCTAATAACTTTCCAAGTTGCTTTTGATTTAAGCCCTTTTTTTCACGAGCTTCTTTAATTCTAAAACCTATTCCCATTTATTAAATTCACCTTCTAAGATTAAATTACCACAAAAATCTTTACAAGTCAACAAAAAAACCAAAGAATCTTTGTGTTTATATATTGACTAAAAAAGAATCTTGTGTTAATATACAATAAAATAAAAGAAACTTGTAGTTTCGGAAAGGAGAGCATATGAAATCGATCATAGCAAGAAATATAAAACGCATCATAGAAGAAAGTGGATACAAGCAAGCAGCGATTGCCAAAAAGGCAGGGTATACTCCGGGTATGTTTAGCAATATGCTCAATGGCAGGGTTCTTCCAATTTTGTGGTGGATAGCCCCTAAATTAATCCTCTTTTACCGCTTCCAAACCGGGGGGTTATTCCCCCGGTTTATTATCAGCAGAGAATGACTTTTCTATATCATCAAGTGAATTGATGAAAGCAAGGACAGCTCTAATCTCACTTTCAGGCATTTTCTCCAACTGTAAAATGACTTGCCTGTGAATATCTGAAAGGTTCGGATTTTTGCTTAATTGCTTATATTTGGGTTCATCACCAGATAAAAGCCACTGTGCATTATAGCCGAGTTTTTCTTCTATCAAATTGGCTACAGATACCGATATATTCCGATTTCGTCCAGATAACAATGTGGACACATAACTTTCCGTAACGCCCATTAAAGCGGCTAATTCCTTTTGCTTTAGGTGATTTTCTTTGATGATTGCAGAGATACGTTCTTTGAGTTCCACTGTAGGCCCCCCTTTCTTATGGGGAGAGTATAGCAAAAAAACTTTGTTCAGTCAAGAGAAAATATATTGACAACTTAATTGAGTTATGTTATTCTTTGTTCAACAAAGAAAAGAGATTGGAGGTGAGAATATGAGTGAGCAGGTATTACAAGCAGTCGCAATTCAAAAATCGCTCGGGTTGTCAAAACAAGATGCGCTGAAAGTTCTTGTCTTTATTACGGGAATGCAAGCGGGAAAGGAGTTGCATCTGGGCGAAAAAGCGGCAAAAGGAAAACAGTGCGATAGGGTGTCCTGAAACGCCCTATCCACCACGAAGTTGGAATAGCCAATGGCAGAAAACTCATTGCAGATTATGACATTCCTCCCATTGCCACTGCTCTAGGAGTAACACCCAATGATCTTTTTGACCATCAAATGAAGCAAGACGCAAGCTAGTGTAAGCGCAAAAAGCCGCCCGAAGGCGGCTTTAAAAAGAAACTTCATAGCCCTAAAAGCGACATTTCATCTTCCAAGGCGGCCATATCTTCTTCAACTTTTGCAGCAATTTCATCTTCAGAAAGACCCGCTAAAACAAGAAGTTTTCCCCGATTTTGAGCAATAAGCATAAAAGCGTCTTTGGCTCTTTCTAATTGCTCATTTGCTTTAGACAAATCGGAAGTTTTCCCACTATCTAAATATTTTTTAAGAGCATCAGCTGCTTGTTGTTCTGATAAAGCAGCGATGCTGAAAGCGTCTAGGTAGGTTTCCTCATCATCGTTAGTTGCATAGTTGAATTGTACCGACATTTGGCCAAAGTCATCAGACATTTTATCGCACATATCATAAAGATCTAACTTACTTACTCGGTTATCTGTGTAAGCTTCAATCCATGACATAAATGTACTATGGGAAATATACATTTTTTCGAAATCAGACCAAGATTTATCATCAAACTCGCGATATTTTGCCTGCAAGTCTTCGTCTTCTAAAGATGCTGCACTGCTTGATGAAGATGAACTTGGAGAAGATGTGCTTGATGATGTTGCTGAATCTGATTCACCAGAGGATAAGGCACCGATGACCATAAGTAGCCCTATAAAGACAATAACTGCTATTAAACATCCACTTTTTTTCTTTTTTTTCGCAGGAGCTACATACACAGGGGATTGGCTAGCTGTAGAAGCTGTCGCTTCAGAATGAGGCGGAGTAGACGGGTTAGTTTTAGTCTGTGCTTGAGAAGGTCCCAGGAGTTCCTTTTTTTGTTGCTCATATTCTTGTTGTGTGATGGCACCTGAATCTAGTAGATCTTTCAGCTTTTTAATTTCATCCGCTATGCTAAAATTATCTGCCATTTTTATACCTCCTAAAACAATATTTGTAATATTATACTTGAAATCTTTAGAAATGTAAAGCAATACAGAAATTTTAGGAGACAAAAATTGTGATTGATTTTGGAACTCTATGGGGAAGGTGGTTTGAATATGGAATTAAGGGCGGCTCGCGAGAAGTCTGGCAAGACACAAGCGCAGATCGCCAAAGAAGCAAATGTGGGAGAACGCTTGTACCAAGATTATGAATATGACAAGCGGGAACCCGGCGTACGGACGGCAATCCGGATCGCCAGAGCACTCGACAGCACAGTCGAAGAATTGTTCGGGGCGGCAACCCCGGACATAGAAAAAAGCCGGACGGCAATCCGGCGAAGTAGGTATAACCAAAGAATACCACAGAGTGGTTAAAAATGCAAGAAAAAGCCGCCCGGCGCGGCGAAAGGAGGTGAGAATGTGAAGTATCGCAGTAATGTGATTCGCTTCATCAGCCATGCAGACTGCATCAATGAAGAATTCGTCCACTTGGCTAAGGCGCACAAAAAAGCCTTTGATGCTCTCAATAAATTCCAATCGTTATTTCCGAATGGTCAGGGAACCAATAAGGTAAATGAAGCATTGGTCCAGCTGGAAAAGGCCCATAAAGAATTTTTAGATGCTTCTAGTAAGCTCCAATTTCTTTTTGTGAGTAACCAAGCAACCGTCACACTTGAGTTTCGAGAGAAAGAGCATTCAAAAACAGAATAGACTTTAGACAAAGAGCATGAGTTTCAACTCTCTTCGTCGTCGCGGAGGAGAGAGTCCATATCTATATTTAGACAATCCAAGATACAAGGAAGTTTGTCTAAAAGTCCTTGGCAGGGACATTTCGTCCAACGCCGAAGCTCCTCGTCGGAAACTCCTATTTTTTGAGCAAACATTGAATCAGTGATCAACAACTCTCTTTTTCTTTTGAAAATATTCCGAATTATTTGGAAGTACCTTAGATCGCTTTGGGTGATCGTAAGATTTATTTCCATAAGTTTTTTGAGGTTATCCATTGTTCCCAACATTTCCAATCTCCTTTTGTGATATTCTTAATATATTATATCACTAAAAGTGAATAATTTCAATAGAATTTACCGAGGTGTGTATGCTGTATATAAAATCTCTTAGAGAAAACGCAGGGTTAACACAATTGGAATTGGCAAAGGCTCTTCATATAAACTCTCAAGCGACAATTTCAATGTGGGAAACTGGAGCCAGGTATCCCAAAACAGAAAATCTTCCCAAACTAGCAACCGTACTAAATTGCACAATCGACGAGATATTTTTTGGAAAAACCGAAGAGGCCTCCCGGCGCTAGCAACACCGAGAGGCCATGCAACCCTAACCACCTGTTAAAAATAAACCTAGGGTTACAGGAAAAGTATACCATACCTCCTGTTGCCCTTGCAATAAGGAGGAATCATTTTGTCAAAGAAAAATTTGAGCATGGAAGCCCGTGTCGTTGCTCTCGAGCAGGGCATGGAGGAACTCACCCGGCGTGTGGACGCCATCGACAAGGAACTCGAGGGTGTCGCGCACATCCGGCCCGCTGACAGCTCCTACAAGGAGATGGTGGATGGACTGATACGGTCAGCAGTCGAGGACGCCTACAAAAAATAAGCCACATTTAGATTGATAAGCTGTTATACGGAATATAGGACAGGAAATCTCCAATATGGTTAATTAGAGGTGATACTATGAACGGCTCAGGCAATGTTGGTAGTCTCAATGTCCAGCTCCTTTTTGAAACTCTTGCAAAAATAATAAGCGAAAGAGAGGGCGTTGAAGTAACGGTAAAATCAATTACATATTCGGACGTTTCAAAACGGGTGGAGACGCAACCAGACCCGTAATGGGTCTCGTGTTTATTAGGACAAGCTCATATATTTAAAAACCACGAATTTAAAGGAGGAAAGCTGGTGAAGATTGAGATCGAAGTAAAGCGCCGGAGGATGTCGGTTGTGCAAGGTGCAGCGGATGTCTACATAAACGGGCAGGAGGTGGCCTCCTTCGGCGGCGACATCCGGATGATTCCCGAAGGAGAGAGGTATGTCGGGGAGAAGATCGGCTGCTGGGCCAGCGTAAAGCCCGATACAGATTTCATTCTCGGGATGCAGTACCATCCGTATGATGGGATTTACCACCACAGTGAGAAGGTCAAGCAGGCGTTGTGCGAGATTTTGAAACAGGAACAGAACGGAGGGATGTCATGCGTTACAATGTGATGAAAGCCTACCGGCGCCTGTGTGAACTATACGGCTGGCCACAGTCGTTCGAGGGGCTGCGCACATTCGCGTGGCAGCTCAAGCATGGCTATCGCAGTATCTGGCTTGGAAAGGGTGATGGGCGGGATGGCGTTTAGCGGATGGCAGATCACCTTGACTATCAGCAAAATCAGCCTATGCACAGCCTACACAACTATTGCAATCGCTGTGATCGCCGCCATAGCGATCTGGCGCAACAGAAAGGGGACAGATTCATGAAAGCAGGAAGGACGCTCCAGGAGCTTGCCATTGAACTGAGCAGGCAGCAGGGGGCAAAGAAAGACATGATCGTTGACACTGGTGCGTTGCGTATGGATGCCAGTGAGAGCGGGATCCTTCTCAATGTAGCGGGCAGCGGTACGGCGTCTCAATACGGCATCAACGAGATTGCACACCGGCAGATCGGACAGCACTTGAAGATACCCGCTGTTTATTACGACCGGATGCGCAGTGAGTATCCCGATTTATTGGCGCAGAACGTCAACGGTTGGTTCGGACGCACACCCGACACCAAACGGATGCTGCGAACGATGGATGGCACCGCAAGGGCGTTGCTGTCAGACCGATACCGCCGCATTGATAACTTTGAGATCGCCAATGCAGTATTGCCGATCATCGGCAGGATGGAGGGCGCGAAGGTAGAGAGCTGTGAGCTGACTGACAGCCGTATGTACCTCAAGGTCGTCAATCCCAGGATCACGGCAGAGGTACAGAAAGGTGATATTGTGCAGGCGGGTGTCATCATCAGCAATTCCGAGGTCGGCATGGGCAACGTGAGCGTCAGCCCCCTCATTTACCGGCTGGTCTGTTTGAACGGCATGATCGCGCAGGATGGCGCCGTCAGAAAATACCACGTTGGCCGCGCCAATACAAGCGGCGAGGATTTTAGCATTTACCGTGACGAGACGATCGAAGCGGATGACAAAGCCTTCCTGATGAAGCTGGAGGACTCTGTGAAGGCGGCTGTGGATCAGGCGCGGTTTGCCTCAATCGTGGATAAGATGCGGGAAGCCGCAGAAGTAAAGATGCAAGCGAAGCTGGTACCGCAGGTGGTGGAGCTCGCGTCGAAGGAATACAGCTTCAGCGAGAGCGAAGGGCAGGGCATCCTGGGACACCTGATCGAGGGCGGGGACCTCTCCCTCTACGGGCTGGCTAACGCTGTTACCCGTCAAGCGCAGGACGTTGAAAGCTATGACCGCTCCACAGAGTTGGAAGCAGCAGGCTATAAAATCCTCACAATGGCCCCGGCATTATGGCGGGCGCTCAATCGAGAAAGGAGATAGAAAATGACAATCTGCAAGACCTGCGGCGCAAAGATCGACTTCATCCGCTCGCCGAAGGGCGGGAAAATCCCGGTCGCCGCCCGCGCGGGGTACTACATACCGGACAGCACAGGGCCGACGGTATTTGTGACATCCAAAGGCGAGGTCCGGAAAGGGCGGGAAGCTGTGGACGGCATCAAGGGGCATCTGCTCCACAAGTGCGGAGGGAGGTAGAATCATATGCGGTCATCCATCCAAAAAACCGGACGTACGCACAGCGCACGCCCGGCCGAGAAAAACGAAAGACTGCCCGAACCGTGGAAAAGTTAAGCAGTCTTTTGAGGGTGGATGACCCTATAGTTATCCTACCACACTTTTGCGGAAATTGCAAGAGGGAGGTTTTGTTGTGACAAAAATCAGAACGGACATAGGGTACATCGCCTATAGGGCGACAGCGGATGAGCTGTCCGAGATCGGCGGCAAGGGGATGTGCGACGCCTGCGGAAGATACTCGTATCATGGATACTTGATCCCAGTGCTCAACAGCTATTATTGCCCGGAATGCTACCGGGATTTTTGCAGCCGTGCGAGATTTTATCCGGATGATATAGGACATGAGACAAGGGTGGCAGCCTACTATGAATCCAAAATCCCGTTGGAGGGGAAAACCCAATGAGCAGAGAGGCCGCAGATAACCGGAAAAGCTGGCTGGCATCCCGGCTGAATGGGATCGGGGCATCGGAAGCCGCAGCGATCGTAGGTATGTCTCCTTACATGAGCAATATCGAGTTGTGGGAGATCAAGACCCGACGGCGGGCACAGGAGGACATCTCAGGCAAACCATATGTCAAATATGGCGTGGAAGCGGAAGCGCATTTGCGGGCACTGTTCGCGCTGGACTTCCCCGAGTACGAGGTTACATATGACCAATTCGGCATGGTGCGCAATAATCCGGAGCTACCGTTTGCGTTTGCGACGCTGGATGGGGAACTGCTCCACCGGGAGACCGGGCGCCGCGGCGTGTTGGAGATCAAGACGACCGAAATCATGAACCCAGGCCAGTGGGAAAAATGGGAAGGACGGCTCCCGGACAACTACTATGTGCAGGTGCTCCACCAGCTTATGTCGACAGGATATGACTTCGCGATTCTCAAGGCGCAGATCAAATACTGCAAGGGCGGCACCCCGGCCCTGTCCACCCGGCACTATACCATAGAGCGCACAGAGGCACAGGAGGACATGGAGTGGCTGGCGGAACAGGAGCAGCGGTTTTGGGATTGTGTCATCCACGACAGGCGGCCCAATCGGGTACTGCCGGAAATTTAAGGAGGTCAAAATGGAACTGATTTTAAAAACGGATGTTCGGGCGTCGGTGCCCGAAATCATCGAGTTTAACTATGAAGAGCTTCAGGCATATCTCGGGGAGCGGCTGGAAAAGTATCGGACGCTGGTGGTCGCCGAGGACGGGATCAAAGCGGCCAAATCTGACCGGGCAGCGCTCAACAAGCTGCGCAGCGCCCTTGAGGACAGCCGCAAGGGGGTCAAGGCGGACTGCTTGCGGCCGTATGAATCCTTCGAGGTGAAGATTAAAGCGCTGACCGGAATGATCGAGGGGGCGATCCAGAACATCGACACGCAGGTCAAGGGGTTTGAAGAAGCCAAAAAGCAGGAGAAGCGGGCAAAGATTGAAGCCTTTTTCGCGGAGAATATCGGTAATCTTGCCAAGCTGCTGCCGCTGGAAAAGCTGTGGACTCCCAAGTGGCTGAACGCGACAGTAAAGCTCCCGGCGGTTCAGGAGGAAATCCTGGCTTCAATTCGCCGGGTAAAAAACGACATTGGCATTATCCGGGCAATGAAGGTCGGGTGCGAAGCACAGATGATAGACCGGTATCTGCAAACCTTGGATATGTCAGCAGCCTTGGCAGAGAAAACCCGGTTTGAAGAGCATCAGAAAAGGCTTGCGGAGTACCAGTCGCGCAGCCAGCAGCAGGCCCCCGCGGAGGACAAGCCCGCGCCCGCCATGCAGACGGAAGTGCCCGCACAGACTGTGGCCGCGCAGGAGACGCCTGCAGCGGAGCCTCCGGAGCTGCGTCAGATCGACTTCCGGGTATGGGTAACGCCCGAGCAGATGCGGGCGCTGCGGCAGTTTTTGATTGACAACAAGATTCGATATGGGAGGGTACAATGATGGCAGTTAGTAACAGCTTTACCGCACGGCAGAAGCCGAAGTTCAGCGTTGCAATTCAGAGTGATGGTTACAAAAAACTCATCAATAACACACTCGGAGACCCCAAACGTGCACAACGGTTTATCGCAGCAGTTTCCAGTGCGGTGGGAACGAATCCAGACCTTCAGGAGTGCGACGCTGGATCGATCCTGACAGCTGCATTGCTTGGGGAGGGGCTTAACCTGTCACCCTCCCCGCAGCTGGGGCAGTATTATCTTGTCCCCTATAAGATCAATGGGCGCGGAAAGGTGGCGCAGTTCCAGATCGGCTACAAAGGGTATCTGCAGCTTGCAATCCGCTCCGGGCAGTACAAGCACATCAATGTGCTCTCGATCAAAGAGGGGGAGCTGATGGGCTTTGATCCGCTCAACGAGGAAATCAACGTCCGCCTGATTGAGGATGAGATGGAGCGGGAGCAGGCCCCCACGATCGGGTATTATGCCATGTTTGAATATCTGAATGGATTTCGCAAAGCGCTCTATTGGAGCCGGGAGAAGATGGAAGCGCACGCCCAGCGGTATTCCAAGGGCTACAATGCAAAGAAAGGTTATACTTTCTGGGAAAAGGATTTCGACGGAATGGCGCATAAAACGATGCTCCGGCAGCTAATCTCCAAATGGGGGATTATGAGCGCGGATTTCCCGGATTTGCAACGTGCGATTGAAAATGACATGGGGGTAATCAAGGAGGATGGCGGCGTCGAATTTGTAGACAATGCGGATTTTTGTGCGGCGCCAGAACAAGCTCCGGAGCCGTCCACAACACGGCAGGCCCCGGAGCCGGACCCGGACGACGATTTCTTTGCAGGGATGGAACCGCCGCCCGAGATGATGTGAGGCAGTGTGCATGACGATCCTCAAAGGCTACATATCTGAGTATGATGGACAGGCATTGACAGTGATCGCGCCGTTCGAGGATGGAGGAATCCTCGAACGGCAGGAGATCCACGAATGTGAAATCTATCTGCACGACGGGCGACAGATTTCCCCCGACCAGAGAAACAAAATCTTCGCGCTGGTTGGGGACATCACCGAATGGATGAGCGGGTTTGATCGCCGCAGGATGGTGTTTAACGAGACGTTGACCGCAATGCAGCTCAACTATCTGATCGAGATCAGCCCGGAGACGGTGCGGCGGCAGCTCACCCAGAACTATTGCCGGCTGAACCATATCGACCTGTTCAGCCTTGCGGCACGGTCAGAAGATACGATCGATATGAGCACCGCGCGGGACTTTATCGACTGGCTGGTGGAACTGTGCGTGGTCAACGGCATCCCCTGCATGGATACCCTGCTCAACCGGTGTGAGGACATTGGGCGGTACCTGTATGCGTGTGTGGCCAACCGGCGCTGCGCGATCTGCGGCGGCAAAGCGGACATCCACGAGGTGGACCGGGTAGGTAATGGCCGTAACCGCAGACAGATACACCACCTCGGGCAGCGTGTCCAGCCGCTGTGCCGGAGGCACCACGACGAGGTGGACGCGATCGGCCAGCAGTCGTTTGATCGAAAGTATAACGTCACATGGATCAAGCTGGACGAGCATCTATGCGACAAACTGAAATGGAGGAAATAGGATGCAGGCGGTAACCTTTGTGGCGAGCTGTCCCTTTGAGATAGGGGATAAAATTCGGGCTGGCCAAAAGGTGCATACCATCACCGATATTGTATGTATGCACCATGTAAAAAGCGGAGAAATCAAATTCCTTTATGAGCTGGATGACAGCAGGAAACTGGTTTTTCTCGCGTCTGCGAAGGAGGGAAAAGATGCTGAATAAAGCAATCCTGATGGGTCGTCTGACCCGTGATCCGGAATTGAAAATCACCCCCAGCGGCGTATCGGTCTGTCCGTTTACGATCGCAGTCAACCGCCCGTATTCGCGGGATAAAGAGGCCCAGGCGGATTTTATTGACATCGTTGCGTGGCGGCAGAGCGCGGAGTTTGTGAACAAATATTTCGTCAAAGGCTCGATGATTATTGTCGATGGGATGATCCAGACCCGCACCTATGAGGACAGGAACGGCAATAAGCGCAAGGCGGTTGAGGTCGTCGCGAACCATGTGGAATTCGGCGAGAGCAGAAAGCAGAGCGAGAGTCGGTATGACGCACCGCCACCGCCCGCAGAGCCGCCCGTGGGCTATTCAAGCGGCAGTCAGGCGGACTTCGAGGCCATGAGCGGAGACAGCGCGGATTTGCCGTTTTAAGCAGGAGCGTATGGCAGAGCTGCACGATAGCGGGGTTGCGCCTTTGTTCGCCAAGAGGATTGGTCTGGGTGGGGGCGTCGTTTCATAAATCGTGCGTGCTGCAATCAAGAAGCAGGCCTGCCGTTCTAAGCAGGAGGTGACAGGTTGGGACGCCTGAAGAACGGGCTTCCCTACTTTCCTCTGAATGTTGTACTGGACACGAAATTTGAATTGATCGAAGCAGAATTTGGGCTGAATGGGTTTGGTGTAGTCGTTAAGCTCTATCAGAAGATATATGAGCAAGGTTGCTACATTGAATGGACAGACGAGGTTGCGCTTTTGTTCGCCAAGAGGATTGGTTTGGGTGGGGGCGTCGTTTCGGAAATAGTGAGTGCTGCGATCAGAAGGGGTATCTTCGATAAAAATTTGTTTGAGAAATATCACATCCTGACATCAAAAGGGGTGCAGGAAAGGTATTTTGAGGCAGTCAGCCGCCGTAAGCAGATTGAAGTCGATGAAAGGTACCTCCTGGTTCAGGTCGCCCAAATTTGTCCGAATGTCAACATTTTAAAAGCAAATGTTAACATTAGGCCTTGTTTGAAAAATAAATATTGCACAAATCGTTGGCAAGAGCGAAAATAGGAATATGAAACGGTATGAATT